ACGCTAAGAAAGACTTCTACTTTGCAGATGGCACCAAACATTCACGAGGTAAAATAAAAGGTGCTGAGGGAGAATGGCGTGACCGCTCCCGCAAGCACCGTTATGTTATGATGTTCGATAAGAAGTTAAAACTCTTATGGTCCGATGAGACGAGTGTTCTCAGTACGAATTAACTTTTTGTCTATGTACTGAGAACTTTCGTTATAATTCATAATCTCTCGCATTTCATTCATATATTGCTGTAGATAAGTTTGTTTCATCAAGAAGATTTCTCTCTTCTCTTCATTTTTAATCGCTTCATATTCCCAATTTGAAACACCAATTACTGGATTGATATTGCCAGAGACTGTTTCATATTTTACGTTAGATTCGGCACCAACACCAACATAATAATTTCCATCAGCAGCATCATATGCAGGTGGAATCGTAAAGTTTGCATCAACAATTTGACCAGGTGGAAGAATTAATCTTCCATGAGAATCTATAACTCGAATAGTTTCATAATGATGAATTGAATTCAATTCATTTCCATACTTGTTTTGAATATATTTGTATAAGTCATAATTCGATAATGGCCATTGATCTCTGATATTGGTAATTCCAGCGGTCAGAATAACAATCCAATCAAGATCAGAAGAACCATAAAAAATTTCTGCAATAGTATCTGGTCTTTGACCTTCTTGAATTACGTATTTTGAAAAGAATGTAGTTCTATTTTGTACGGAGTCTAGAATTTTAACTCTACGAAAAAAGTTCTTAACTCTTACATATTCTTTCGAAGAAATCTTATGTAAAAGATTTGATTGATATTCAATATCTGGTAGTTCTCTAAAATAACTCATCTTAGTAACCTACGTTTTTGTAACCGCGTTCTGAAAGATCATCATAATCTTCGGAGTAAATCGGATTGATTTCCATAAAGGTCATTTGGATTTGGATATGAACTGGTGATGCATCTCCATAAGTTGCATAAGTTCCAGATGCAGTGTAATTTACACTTAGATCTGCTAATGAACAAACTTTGAACATATTCAAAAATGGATGAGTTGCAGTTCCAGATTTATATTCGAGTTGAAAAACATCTGGCGATTTAATGAATAATTTATCTCTTCCATTTTTTGCAGTCATTGACTTTTTTAAAGTCCTAATAATACCTTTCACTGCCTCAGCCTCTCTTGGACTTCTTGGTGTGAAATCATAGACAAATGGAAAGGATCTCAAAGTTACACCACTGAATAAAAGTTCAAGATTTGATTGTAAAACTTGACCTGTTGCTCTTGTGATCAATTGTGTTGGACTTATGTTGGCACCTAAGGTATTAATGCTGATTCCTGCCGCTGCTGCTTTAATTGCCTGCATTGTTCCACTATCACTAGCAATACCTTTTATATCATCAGTTAGAACTCTACCAAACTCTTTTGCATTTTTTAAAGCCTCTCCCAAACCACTACTTTTGAGAACTGATCCAGCAGCTTTTAAACCAGCAGCTTGCATTGGATTTATTCTATCTTCTGCATAAGAAACGGCAATTGAATCCGCTACCTGCTGTGGAATTGGTAAAAATATAAATCTTGCATTTTTTCGAAGTTTATCTCCTGTTTTTTCCGAATTAAAAACATCAGTATATTGATTTATTGAGATTGCACTTTCATCGTTTTTTCCAGACGATGCTGTACCAAGTCCAAAAATATCATCACTTCTTACTTGTTCGAATATTTTAATTTCCAAATAATCCGTTTTCTCTTGCATCATATCCAAAGGATAGATGAATACATCAGGTTCTTTTCCTTGCTCACCAGAATTTTTAGCACCACCAGAAGAAGAACTGTCACCAAAAAAATTCAATGATCTTCCATTGGCAGCATAACTCCAAGCATTAGCAGTTATTTCAGACCAGTCTTCTTGATTTGGCATTATGGACTGTTTTTAGGTATTTAGCCTGAAATTGGCAAAAGGTATCATATTTAGATCCTTTACCTCTGATGGATACACTTCATAAACACCACCAGCAACTTCATTCCAGGTGTATTGTCTTGTCTGATCCCAGTGAAAATTCAATCCACGAAACCCCCAAGACATTACATCAGTAACTGCTACAAAAGGATTTTGATCATATCTTAACTGATTAGTTTTTGCATTATAAACGAACACGTATATCTTTCCAGCTTGAACTGATTGCTTTGGAGATTCTGTTAAGACACTAATCAGTTCAACCATAATATCATCAGGATCTTTTAATCCTATGATACTGTCACTTATCGCACGAATACGATTGCGATTTGTATCTGTATCTGTTGGTCTTCTTTCTTTTAGAGTCTTTCTAGGCATCAGTTAATACCAAGTTCTTTTTCTGTTAGAACCTTAAACTCCCACATACGATCTTTACAATACTCTCTTGCTGCTTCCCACTTTGCTTGATTCTTGGCATATTCAAATGCCTCACCAAGATACTTTTTAGTTTGTCTCTTGGGTTTTGGTGGAGGAGCACACTGTCGTAGCGGTTTTACTTCAATCAAAGATGATTTAACTCTGCCATTAGCATCTTTATACTTGATAAAGAAGTCTGGAAAATATCGATGAACTTTATTATCAATCGGTGAGCGATAAGGAATACAAAACTCTTCCGACTGCCACTCTAAAACATTTTCATTTGTGTCACAGTAAACCATAAACTTACGCTCCCACAAGGAACGATAGATGATATTGGTTGGGTCACCCTTGTATTTTTGAGGATATGAAGGTTTGTATTTTCCCTTATATGACATCTAAATAACTAAACAATCACTTATAAGATATTTAGAGTGCCTAGACCATTTCCGAAAAAAATATCTCAGGTTAAACCAACTCTTACAAATCTGGCACAAACTTCTCATTATTTGATTGAGTTTGGTGGTTTGCAACCAAATCTTAGACAGCATTTAGGTCTAAGGGGAATGGATTCTAGATTTATTACTGAAAATATTGGTTTGCTTTGTAGTAGAGCATCTCTTCCTGGAAGTTCCTTTGCAACAGCAGATGTTGTAGGAAACTATATGGGTGTTGCCGAAAAGATGGCACACACTAGAACATTCACTCAAATGGAATTGGAGTTCTATGTTGATCGTTCATATAACTCTTTAAAGTTTTTAGAGCATTGGATTGAGTTTATTGGAAGTGGTAGTACAACTGGTGGGGACGGCGCAAGTCCTACAAGCAAGGGATATTACTTTAGAATGAGATATCCAGATGAATATAAGTGTGACGAAACTAGAATTATCAAGTTTGAGAGAGACTATAATAGGTACATCGAATATAGATTCTTTGGTTTGTTTCCAATATCTTTAAATTCAACTTCCGTTTCTTATGAAGGTTCAAATATTCTAAGAGCATCTGCATCATTCAATTACGATAGATATATTTCTGGAAAATCATATTCATATGATGTATTCAAAGGAGAAGATAATAATAAATTAAATCCAAAGAGAGAAAGCACTAGTGGAACTCCATTTGGTAATATTTCCTTTGCAGATGCGATGAACATTGATATATTTGGTGGATCAACATCATATGCCAATCAAACTCTTGGAGAATATTCCAAATTCACTGGAAATAGTTCATACTTTGGAAAAAATTCTAGTGTTTTAAGTGATGAGCAAATCAGAAGTTCTTTCACCTCAGAAAGACGTTTCGTTTGACCATCTAAATATTTTTACTGATTTGTAAGGATTGTAATGCCTTTACCAAAGATTTCAACACCAACCTATGAGTTGGTTATTCCTTCATCTGGAAAGAAGGTTAAGTATAGACCATTTCTAGTCAAGGAAGAAAAGATTCTAATTATTGCAATGGAATCTGAGGATACTGCTCAAATTGCTAATGCGGTAAAAGATGTTATTTCTTCCTGTGTTCTTACAAGGGGAATTAAAGTAAGTGAACTTTCTACATTTGACATTGAGTATTTGTTCCTCAATATTCGTGGTAAGTCTGTCGGAGAAGAAGTAGAAGTTCTTGTTACATGTCCTGATGATGGAGTTACAAAAGTTCCAGTAACAATTAATCTGGATGAGATTCAAATTCAAGTTGATGAAAATCATTCAAGAGATATTAAACTAGACGATAGTCTTATTTTGAGAATGAAATATCCATCAATGGAAGAATTTGTAAAGAACAACTTTGTATTGGATACTATAACCATTGATGATACTTTTGATGTGGTGATATCTTGTATTGAACAAGTGTACAATGAAGAAGAATCTTGGTCAGCATCAGACTGCACTAAGAAAGAACTGAAAGAATTTGTTGAGCAGTTGAGTTCAAAACAATTCAAGATGGTTGAAAATTTCTTTGCTACGATGCCTAAACTTTCACATACCATCAAAGTTAAGAATCCAAAGACCGAAGTTGAGAATGAGGTTGTTCTGGAGGGACTTGGAAGTTTTTTCGCGTGAGTATGGCTCATACTGACCTTGAGTCATACTTTCGAGTTAATTTTGCCTTGATGCAGCATCATAAATATAGCTTGACAGAACTAGAAAATATGATACCTTGGGAGAAAGAAGTATATCTTACTTTCCTCCAACAGTACATTGAGGAAGAAAATCTAAAG